TCTGAAGTCATCATCTTTATCAATACAACCAGTCAAGGAACCTTTAACATAGTTCCAATCATCATTAGTAAGAATCTGCTCAGGGCTGATAATCTTATCTAACTTGTTATTAATAAACATAGCAAATAATGCAGACGGTTCTTCTCCAATTGACCCATCACCAATCATATTGATTAGAGGCAATTGATCTTCAAACTTTTGAATAGAGCTGATAGAGTTAAAGAAAGTAGTAATACTTCTAGGATTAACTTTCTGTGTTACAATCTCAGGATTCATCAACAAAAAGTTAATACATCTACCATCAATATTAACCTTTTCTGCCCATCGAGCCCATACACCTGCATCAAACTTTACTTCTGTAGAAATAAATCTAGTCTTCTGAGCATCATCAAGAGATGTTACTTGATACTCACCATTATCTGGATTAGTAGTTAAGATAACATGCCAGTTCTTTGGAAGAGACCAAGAAATATATTCTTGTCTGTCCAAGATCTCCATAGTTGCTTGCATAAATCTGTGATCAGCACGAGTGTAATCATCAAGAACCAAAAATCCACCTTCAGTTCTACCTTGAATCCATTCAGGTGCAGCATGAGCCATACGCTTTTCTACAACTTTGTAACCCTTCTTCATAGCAGCTTCAATTTGAGCTTCCATGATCCAAGTACTCTTACCTTCTTTGTTAGTAATCTTAAATTCTTTAACAGGAAACCCAACAAGGTCACCTAATTCTTCTATCTGAGATAGATTGATCTTTACAACATCCATTTGCATCTCTTTTCCAAGTTGCATAATTGCAGAAGTCTTACCAAGGCCTGCATCACCTTCAATATTTATAGCTACAGGTATTTTACCTTCTTTCTGGATATATTGGTTATTGTCAACCATGTGCTTTAAAAAGCCTTTTAACTCATCAACATTTAATTGTGTGATTTTACTCATTTGTTTTTTTAATTTAAAGTTCTAATTTAATTTGTCTTCCTGGCAATTCATCATTAAAATCAGATCTCTCTGACAATACCCATAAAACAGGTTTTCTAGGTTTTACATCTGTCCAAGCCTCTCCATCTGTAAAATAGATTAAGCTTGTAAACTCTTTTTTTTCATTAAATAATTCTAAAACAGGTTCAAATCTTGTACCTCCTCTACCTGCAACTTCTAGTTCAAACTTTCCATTATATTTCTGGACAGATTGCATTTTAGAATCACACTGTGCAATTGTAATATCAACACCTGCTTTATACAAATGGTGTATCTCATTAATAAACTCTTTCAATTCATCATCACAAACAGAACCTGAAGTATCAATACCTACAAGCATGTTTTGTCTCATCTTTATTTTAAGACCAGGATTGTCAGAATATCTTTTATTCTCTTTTCTCCTAATCTTTCTTGTAAAGATTTTAGTAGATATACCAGTAAATCTTCTGATATATGCTTTCCAATTAAATTTAGGTGGTATAATTTCATCTAATGTAATTAGACCTGATATTTCACCTGGTACAAAACCTCTTTTCTTAAGAGTCTGATCTTGAGCTTGAGTCATTATTCTATTGACTTGCTTTTCAATAAGCTTTTTCTCAGCTTCAGGCATGTTTTCAAACTCTTCCCATTCATGATCAGGTATATCAACATTTTTATCTCCTCCATCTTCATTGCTTATTGTAACTTGACCTTTATCTTGTTCCATACCATCAAGAAGCTTATCCATATTCTTGTCTCCACAAGAACCATTTTGTTTTTTATCTTCTTGAGCTTGTTTAAGCTTATCATAGTAATATCTACTACCAGCTCTTGTATCTAGATTAAGATCTTCATAATCATTTATATCTATACCACCTTCAGGTAACCAATCATTATCTATATACTGATTGATTTCCATATCCATTGCAATATTGGCCATTTTATGATCACTAAACATAGTAAATGTTGTGAGATGTTTAAATGCAATATGAAGCAATTCATGCTTTAGTAATCCTAATCTGTGTTCTTCTGACAAATCTGTCCAGAACTTTTCACCTATTGTTAGCTGAAAATTAATACCGTGTTTAGATACACATGCTGTAGGAACTTTATCGCTCCATGCTTTGTGTAACATTAATAAAAAGAAACCGTAATAAGGTTCCTTTAACATCAAGTCTTTTGATGTTTTACTCAGTGAATCTTTTTTATTCATTGTATTATATTTACTTGGATTTCTTTAAATTTAAAATCAAGAGCTTTAAATATTCTTTTTTTTTCATTGATAATCTCTTCAATCATCAACTCTGCTACCCAGGGTTTTTTAATGCGAGCATTTGGCCCTATCATATGCCCCAACCATCTTTCTTTAAGCTTTAAATCTTGCTTATATACATTAGCTACTCCTTTGGGTCTATGTTTGTTTACTAAATCACGAAATAGTCTTGTAATTCTTACATCTATAATTGCCCAATCTTCAAGATGAGGTTTACCATATAACCATAAGAATAATAATTCTTCTTTGTAATCTTCTATTACAGTAGCTGGATCTCCCAGATTTACAATTGCTTGCATTGCCATATAATGATTGTCTGCATCATTTGACCGCATCATAGTTAGTAAGTTCTTTAAAACTTCTTTATTCATAAATCATCTATTTTTTCTATAATATCATCTTTTAACTCATCAGTCAATGTCTGTAGTGGTAAATTTAAAATCCACTCTATTAATTCGTCTTTATTCATATTTTTCCTTTATAAAATCTTCCTAATATATTTCCATTCAAATAATTATCTTTTTCTAAAACTTCATTTTGAAATTGAGCTTTAGTTTCTTGATAAGTCAATTCTGCTTTACTAAAACAAATCTTAATAATAGTTCTGTTAATATGTAAACCATCTTTAAATCCTTGTTTTAATTCTTTGTTACTACTGAAATAATCTTCATAATCTAACTTAGTGACCATTTCATATTTCTTAGTTCTTTTGTCTGTTATAGCAGCTAAAGCTTTTTTACCAAACTTCTTTTTTCTTTTGCTGTAGAAGTTTTTTTTACCTATGTAACCATACATCTCACCATCTTTGAGCATCTCCATCACATAAACAAATCCTACTGCAGTTTCAGGAATCATATCATTTTTAAAGGGAATAAACATTTTTTTATATTTAATCCTCCACTCATACATTTCATCTTTTATTTTACTCTTTAAAGTTTTCATATCAGCTTTTTTAATAGAGGTAATAAAACCTCTCTAGTTTTAGTAAGACCATGTTCTTTAATAGAATCAGATAAATCTTTTTCCATATCTAAAATCACATAGTCAAAATCATATTTCTCTTTGTATCTTTTCATAGATCTAATACCTGCTTCATCATTGTCAAACAAAACAACTATCTTTTTATACTTTGGTATTATACTATTAAGCATGCTTTCTGGTATCAAAGTATTCTCACTGTCAGGTGCAATTGATTCTGCATCATTTAACTTAAGTCTGTTAAAGGCCATTAAGTCTTTTAGTGAGGATGTTATTATAAGATACTTTTTATCATATTTCAATTGATCAGATCCTTGGATGTAGTTTTTAACCTTTATAAATTTCTTATCAGAAACTTTAGGTTGATAAACTTTATACAGTGTACCATCATCTTTAAAATAACCATATAGACTAAGACCTTTAATAGTAATAGAACTTTCCTTACCATCATTATCTTCTTTAGTCATCACATAGTACTGCAGCGGGGCCACATTATACTTTTCAAGCAGTCTGGAGCCAATATTAAACTTCGTCCAATACTTTTGATCAATTGTTGTCCAATGCCTGATTTCATAATCAGTTACCTTATATCTACTATAAATCTTATATTCTTGTATAGGATTACAGTCATTGTTTAAAATGTATTGATTGTAATCTTCTATAATTTTCATAGCAGCTTGTCCCCGTGTTAGATTAAATAAAACTTTAACTAACTCAACAGAGTCACCACCATTACCAGAAGAAAAATCTTTGAAACAATATCTTTCTGTAGTAGCATTAAGGTAAATACACATTGAAGGAGTACGCTCTCTTGTATTAACTATAGATCTTATCTTTACATCTTGACCATCAAGGTGTTCAGATAATCCTAAGTAATGTTCAAAAGGCCAACCTGTAGGTATATCATTTGTTGAAGAAATTAAATTTTTAGTTGAAATCATAAAAGTTTTATTAATTAATAAAGGGGAGAATCATTTCTAACTCACCCCTTTACTATGTTCTAGTTTAGTTACTAGTCTAGGTTGAAATCAGAATTTGTTTTCATTGGTATAGTTAAATCATCATCATTTCCAAAAGATTCAACAGGCTTGTTTTCAATCTTTTTTAAATGTTTAGACTCATCATATTCAAGTATACTTTCTGAATTAGATCCATATGCATACTTTCTATTTTGAGCTTTAGCAAACCAACAGTCATATGCTATATAACCTGATTTGTTCTCATATTCTTTACCTGCAAGACACATATGTAAATATTTATCTTGGTATGGTGCTGTTTCATTAAAAGCTTTTACAAAGTCTTCAATTGTTTCATGCTTATTATCTTGTTCAGCAAACCAATCAGTAATACCTAATGCAGTTGATAGATTTTTTAAGAATAACATAATAGATCTATCTCTCTGAATTTTAATACCTGATTTTGTTTCTCCGTCAGCAAAAGCATATTGACTTGCTTTCACTCTTCCTATTTGGCCAGCATAATGCCCCTTACTTTCATCTTCTCTATCTTTCATAAATCCTTCAAAACCTTCTATAGGTTTAGTTTCCATTTCTAACATAAGATGAAAAGCATTTTCTATAAATCTAAACTCTTCTAATCTTACACTGTTAATTTTCAATTCATGGTTTCCTGGTCCAAATGTTTTGGGCATTCCGCTACCTGTTCCTCCTTGTAAATCTGTTGTACTTAAAGCCATTGATTTTTGTTTTTTTTAGTTATTAATTAATTACTTGTATATTTTATTCCAGTGAGTTTTTATCTCACCTTTTTCATTCATATCAGAAATTACTATTTCTTGATCTCTTAAGTGGACTGGTCTTGCGCCACATGTTACATTATCATTATTCTTAAAATTGATAATTGTTTGATTACCTTTTCTAAACATGTAACCAATAGCATCAGCATTAGCACATATTAAAGATTTTATTTTACCTGTCAAATCAATATTGGCAGCCATTACTAACTCACCTTTATCATCTACAACTTTGTCTTTAATATGACCTGATAAAATAATATGGGGAGCTAATGTATCAATAAAATCTAAAACTTGAAAGAAAGCTTGACGAATATATAAATATCCTGCACCATTTGCAAGAGTAGTTACATTATCACCGTCAAAGTTTTTACCCATAGAGGTAGCTTTATAAAGTTTTAGCGCTAAAGGCATTATCATTTCTTCTAATGCAGTTACTGTATCTATTGTTACGTAATCATAAGGTTTATTTGCTTCTTTAATTGCTTTACCAGCATCTAAAAGCTCTTGAAGATTATTTATCTTCATTTTTAGCGCTTCTACATACTCACTGCCATTTTCAAGATCCAATATTAAATTGTTCTCTAAGCCTGCATACGCAGTTGTTTTACCTGTCTTTGGTTTACTATAAATAATTAATCTTTTAGGATTAACTCTTTCTGCTTTTACTTTTTTTGTTGGAAGTACTATACTCATTTTATTTTCTTTTCTATTTTTTCTAATGCAGTTGCTATTCTTTCTAAAACTTTTATCCATTCCTGACTATCTTTAGTAATCTTTTGAACAGTCTCTTCATCTTGTTTCCAAGGAACATATCCTGGGGCATCTTCTGCTTTTGGTTTGAGATTTACTTCAAGATATTCTTTAGCAAAATTTGGAAAATCAGCTTCTTGAGTTTCTACTTCTTCTTTAGGAGGATTCTTAATATAATCTTGATAAGAGTTATAAGGTATTTCTTTACCTGTTTTCTTATCAATAGCAATTAACTCTTCAATAGGAATTACATATACTTCATAAT